TTACAATCCTTCAAAAATTTTGTTTCTTTGTGTGTGTATGGTGATGATAACTTAATTAGTGTTCATGAATATGTTAAGCCATACTTTAGTGGTTCTAAATTGAAAAGTTTTCTAGCTAGTCATAATATCACCATTACTGATGGTATTGACAAAACTAGTGCAACTTTGCAATTTAGAAAGTTAGCAGATTGTGATTTTCTCAAGAGAAACTTTAAGCAGATGTCTAATGTTTTGTGGGTGGCTCCTGAGGACAAGGCGAGTTTATGGTCACAACTTCATTATGTTTCGTGTAATAATCTGGAAATGCAAGAAGCTTATCTTGTCAATCTCGTAAATGTGTTACGAGAATTGTATTTGCACAGTCCAGAGGAAGCTCGCCAACTGAGAAGGAAAGCTCTCTCTCGTATTGAATGGCTGCAAAAAGCTGATGTGCCTACCATAGCACAGATTGAAGAGTTCCATTCGATGCAGAGGATGATGAATGCTCCTGATTCAAATGATAATATTGATCTACTGTTGAGCATTGATTTGTTGGGTTTACAAGGAGCAGGTAAAGCTTTTCCAAACAAGATTGTTTTTGATGACAAGCTTGTGTTGGCTAACACACAAGAATTCTTTGATGGAAATTTTCCAGTGGATTCTTGGTTACCAATTTTTGTGAATTGTCTTTATCCTGTAAGTCAATTACCTCCAGAAGCTGTCGTTGTAAATGTTACATGTGGTAGTGGACGTGGTGGTTTACCCACCACTGCTTGGATTAGTTCTGCAGTTAACAATCGCTCCTCAGATATCAACAAAAGGATTCGCACAGCACTTGGGAAAGGTAAGAAAATTGTTTTTCTTACTAGAGTTGATCCTTTTCCAGTAGCTTTACTGGCTGTTCTTTTTGGCGTTAAGAATGAAATTCTGAGTTCTAACGCCACTAACCCTATGCTGACGCGACTTCTTGAGAACTGTAAGAGTCTCAAATATCTGGTTGATGAGTGTCCTTTTGCATTTGTGAACTAGTATGTAATATTTTATTCACTTAAATAAAGCG